CCTCAATGGAACCTTTTGGTTCTGGAGAGGTTTTAGATTCTAGAAGTTTTATCTGTTCAGCAGAGCAATTCTTCCGAAACCAAACTTTGTTTGGTATTCTCCAAGCTAGCGAAAGTCCTTTTGACTTTTGCATAGGGTTTATGGGCTTACCATAAAACCTTTCTTTCGGATCGAAGTACTCTCCCACGGGGACGTAACTCTGTGGTGGAGCTTCGATTACGAGGGCCCACTGATCATCAGTGGGAAGCGCAAGATCTAGACCTTCGACTTGGTCGGCCATACGCTTTAAGCGGATGTCGAGAGGAGCTGTATTCCAGCCCTTCTTCGGTTTTCCTCTTTCCCAAAAGGGTTTAAGACCCGATTTTAAAGCACTGCGCTCAAGGAACCCCATCTTTTCGATGAATTTCCTTTGTTGCCAGTAGCTTGATATTCCATGTTTCGACTCTATTTCATATTTCATGACCATGTGGCCATGAGTATAAAATGTAAGAGTTCCAGAATATGGAACATGCTTCTTGTCGGAGATTTCTTCTCCGCGATCGTAGAGGAGCGTCGAGGAAAGATTCCTTAACGCTCTTAATGCGGGTTCATCCCGCATCCCACGACCCAAGTAAGCTCTGTAAGCGACTCTCTTGACTAAGTCAGGAGTGAGATCGCTTGATAATTTCGTGAAGCCTAACCCGCCTAAGTGGCGCGGTAGCCTCGCGATCCTTTGAAAATCACCAAATTTTCGGTGATTTCTTTGGAATACGAACCAGATTTTGTCATGGCTGCCTGGATTTGAAAATCTAGGCATCCACTCTATCCTCTTCGAGAGGTAGTGAGATTTTCCGAATATCGGATTCTTGTCTTCATCTGATTTCGCTTTTGTTTCCCTTGATAGTGCCCTTGCAGGCACGTGGTCGACGTAAATTACGTCATTTTCAAGTGAGAAAACTTCCTGGCAGAAAATTCCTCCGCGCTTATAATAGCGCCATTTGTCGGTACTCGGTACCAAGGAGTATATTTTCGTGCACGGAATGAAGAGGACAAGTTCTGAAAGAGATCTTGAAATCTTCAATGTATCATCGCCAGCTATGGCGAGAGGATACGTTTTGAGATCTTGTGGAAATTTAGGGTACTTATCGTCCCTAGATGCCATTTCGATCGCCTTCCCCATCGTATGGAGAATAATCTTTGTTCCTGGTAGCCCCATTAGGGCCCCTCTGCAAGTTCGGTATTTAGTACCGTCTGCAGTCAGGATACAAGGTCTGAGAATCAAGTTACATGCGTAACGCATGTAATCGTTCTCACCAATGCTCATTTCTTTGAGCATGCTATGCATATGCAATTTTGCTGTTTCAAATTCGATCCAGTTAGTTGCTGCTGTGTAATCGCCTAACATCCCATAATAGGGAGGCTCCTCTATGGAGCCTTTTTTGTTAGTCGAAGAGGC